ATTAAATGTAGATGCATCACCTTTAGTAAATGTAATTGTATTGCCTGATGCTGATGCAGTTACTAATGAACTTCCAGTTACAGATGAAGAAACAAATCCTAATGCGGTTATTTGTGCACTACCTGATATTGTTCCTGCTGGTACACTTCCTCCACCACCTGAGCCTGTATCAACAGTCAGATTAAAGGTACTTCCATCACCCTTACTGAATGTAATTGTATTAAGAGATACTGATGCTGTTGTTAATCCTAAACTTGCAGAAGTGAATAAACTCTGTGTAGCAGAATTTAAATTAGTTATAGATGATTCAATACTTGCTGTTGATTGAGATGCTGTAAATACATTCAATGCATTAATACTAATTTGTTGAGATGCTGAACTTGCATTCAATTGAGTTATAGATGAATCAATACTTGCTGTTGCAGCCTCTAAATTAGTTAATCGGTTATTTGCTTGTGAAGTATAAGCATTAAATGATGATGTATCAGTTTTTGTATTTATCTGATTTATTAGAGATGCGGTTGCCGCCTGTAATTCACCTTCTGTTACGAATCCACCGCTTAGGGATGCAGAAAAGTTTTGTAAATCAACTATACTCTGTGTTACACTCGCACTAAACGAATTAAATGATTGTGTAAATGAATTGAATGATGCTGTTGATACGAATGTATTTCCTAAAGAAGCAGTAAAGTTCTCTAATGAATCTATTTGCTGATTCCAACTCCCACTATCTACGTTGTATGATATCTCATCTACAAGTGAATCAATCATATCTACGTTAAATCCTCTTAACTTTGTTGGAGTAATTAAACCCGCATTATTATTTGGAAACTCCGTATTGTTTTGTACCTTAAGGGCCTGTTTGCTTAATTCAGCCATATGTTTATTTTTTAATCTAATATAATATCAAATCCATCAGAGTATCCATCACTAAATGCACCACCCTTTGTTCTCGTTGGTGATTGTATAACGCCAATCCCCTGATTAATTAGGTATCCTTTACAACACTTAACATCATAGGTATTAGAATTCAAACACAAACAAGCCTGACGAGAATTCTTTGGTGAACTCAATCCTAATGTAGGCCCTATGAATATGCCACTATTATTTTCTCTGTTTACAGAATAACGAAGGTTTCCGTTTCTGCTATTACTCCATTTAGGCATGAGATACTTTTTTAATAATAACAAAGGAATCCCCAGCTATCATTATGGTTTACCTAATTTAGCAAGATTCTCTTTATGTATTGTGTGTTCAACTACCGATTTATCAGCTCTATAACATAAATATAATAAACACTTCTCTAAAGGTTGTTCACTAATAGAGTCGAAGCGGGTGATATCACCACCTGCGAGCTCAACAATTGTAACATAGCTTCCCCACTTCTTTGCAAAATTTGCTTGTATTGGAGAGGAACTTCCTCCTTCATCGAAGATTTCAGAGTATCGCTCAGTAAGTCCGTTAATAAATTGAATAAAAAAAAAAGTGCTCCGAAGTGTATGTGCATGCCTACATCTAACCATTTCTCCCAACCTTTGCCACCTTCGTATTTCGTAATAGAATAATTACCCATCCATTTTTTATCTACTCGCCTGTATAGTATGTTCATTATCTTTGCCCAATTCTCATCTATTGTTATTTGTCCGTACTTTGTAATATCAGCATACGCACCATAACTCATCTGTGATAGATTAGGCTCAAATCCATATTCCACACCATCTATGTTTACAAACCTCTGTAATTCCAAATCGGTTTGATTTAAGAATCCGGCTAACTCTACCTTTAACATATTGTAATCATCATACGATATGCCTGTTAGATATTCAGGCGATAATCCACATAGGTGTAGAAGCAATACGGCTGTAGTTGCCTCTTCATCTCCATCATAATTCTTTAAATCCTTTTGTAACTCTAACCATTTGCGTAGAGTTATATCCTCATACCCAGTCGGTATCTTTAAGCTGATTTCCTTTTGCATATATTAATAATTGTGTTAGTCTACGAACTTTGGATTCCTCATTACGGAGTTTTGCATCCATCATAATCATCTTTGCCTGTAGCTCTTCATTTTCGTTTCTTAAATATTGTGCCAATTGAATGAGCTCTTTAATCTCATTTTCATTCCACATTCTATCTGATTGAGATAACATAGTTTCCTTTGTTTACTGCCTTTTGTGATAATCTCATCATACAACAATATCTTGCGGCATCTATTAAGTGGTCTAAACCACCTTCAGGGTTATCAGTCACATAACCATACTTATCAGTTGAGTATTGATAGGCGTACATCTCATTGATTAGATTTTGTGATTTATTGTGTATGAATATTTTATAATTTTGCATTACTGATATACCGAACTTAATACTATCCTTTCCTTTGGTAACAGGCTTTATATTAAATCCACTACGATATATTTCCTCAATGAGACGTGGTTCAGCGGAATCTGCCCATATCTCCTCACTCTTTGTTATATCTAATTTATGTAAACGGTCTACTATATCTTTTGTAACCATTCCCTTTTCATATAGTAATTCCTCTAAATATAATCGGTCACCGCTCTTATATACGGCTACCAATGCAGTTGGGTCTTGTGAAAAACCAAAGTCTATTCCGAATCCAACGAAATCCGCATGGAACTCACCACACGTTTCAAAAGTGAATATCGCCTTATCATTAGGAGCAAACTCACCCTTACCATATATTTTCCAATACTTTGGGTTTTTGCTTTCTAATTCCTCAATGGCGGTTACCATATCTTTAGGTAAGAATGTATTATCCTTATAAGTTGTAACGTATCTTCCGCAATCCTTCATTTGCCTTAACCAATGGTAAGGTGATACGGTTGGGTTATATGCGAGAATTATCCGGCCTGATGTTCTGATACTTAACTGAAAAAAACTTTCCTCATCTATTTCAGAGGCTTCGTCAATAAAGAGTATATCAGATTTAATACCACGCAGTTTTTCCGCATCATCGGTAGAAATGAATTGTATTGTTGAATTATAATAAGTCCAAATCCTATCAGATATATTGTAATCGGCTTCACGCCATATATCTAATCCTTTAAGAATATCTATGAAATCTTTTATTACTGTGCGTTTAAGTGATGGGATTGTTTTTCTTACTACTGTCACATTTAATCCATCATTCGAAATCATTTGCACTAATAACCATTGTAGAATAGCCCAAGTCTTGCCTGAGCGTGTACCACCTATATGTTGTGTAATTCTATGTGTAGCGTTTTGTATGTGGCCGTATGTTATTGTGGTATCAATTTTTAATTCCGCCGGCATCTGTTGATTGGGTTATTTGAACTGAAACTTGTTGTATCCTTTGGTTTATTTCTCCACTTATTTCCATTTGTGTTTTCTTTGGCACTATATACTCTAATAGTTTAAGATATAACTTTGCCGCCTCTATTGGGTCACTCTTTCTAATCTTTTCCAAATCCTCACTAATGTTATCTAATCCTTTGTTAGCAATCCTAGCAATAGTTAATTTTGCTTGTTCTGTACTTCTGTTGATAGCTCCTACTGGTCTGCCTGTTGCTAACTTATGTCCTTTCTGAAATGGCATTACAATTTAATTATATTATTTAAATATAATAACCACGTTTCGTGAATCCGTATTTAACCTAATGATAATATTGCTCCTATTAGAATGAAATACCAAAGTAGAAGCGTTAGTATTTCTTTATTCCTCTCCATCCAATTCATCAACTCTTTCATATCCAAACATTTTATAAACCTTTCCGTTAGGGTATGCGATAATTAATACACCGCTTTCCTCATCACCTCTCCATATAATCTGCTTATCCTTTACTTCGTTCCAGCCGAAATGAAACTGCAGATAATCCCAATCTATCCATAGTGTATTAGATTTCATCCCAATTTAAGTTTCTGGTATCAGGCGTTTTTTGTTTAGGTGAATCGAATGGCCTACCTACCCTATCACCATGCAATCCTTTGCCTTTGCACTTCTTTCTCCATCTGGGGTTGTGATTAACCCATTTCCATATTTCCTCATCCTCATGCAGAGTTTCTATTACACGCCTAAAGTGTGCAATCCATTCTCCCCTTTCCAATGTCGCCATAAGTTCCCTTTTGGCTCTGAATTCTGGAGCCTTATTTCCTTTCTTACGGCTTAATGGCACCCATTCTTTATTACCTCTACGTTCAATTCCCATAGTCTTCAGGGGTTTCGATTACTTCTCTTAAATATGTTCTAATCTTTTTTATTGCAAGGAATGTTGTGCTCTTACTTATTCCTATCTTTTTTGCAAGTGATTCCATTGTATCATCTGAATCGAAGTATAGTGTGAATATTTTAGCCTGTGGCCACATTCTTGTCCTTTCTAATTCTTTTAGTTCTCTTACTATTTGCTGATGTAGTTCCCATACTATTTCGTCTTTCCTCCAATCATATGGTATGTCCTCTATTGTATCCTCTATATCACCTAGTGTTGTCCGATTCTTTTTCTTTACTTTGTTCATCCAGCGTGAGTATAGAAACTTATTACAATAGAATAGATTGAATGAGTTCTCTCCCCAAAATATATTAGGTTTACATCTTTCAAGCAGATACAAATATAAATCCGATACTAACTCTTGTGCATCCTCTTTATGTTTGGTTAGTTTCTTTGCCTCATTCATTAACCAACCATTAGAACGGATATATAAACCTTCTAATCTTTTTTGGCAATTACAATAATCAATAGAGCCTGTGTCTAACATTATTCTCTTTCTTTTACCCAATTCCACAAATAATCTACAGCCCTTTTCCAATGTGCTCCACTACTAGCACAGGTGCATGGTTGTGGTTCATTCTCTCCTCTTATATGGTTAAATGTATTCCAAACATAAGGTGCTTTATCCTCTGGCAGATATGCTCCTAATGACTGTATAAATCCTTTTAATTCGGTATATTCTTCCGATGTTAGTGGTGTGTATTTATTCTCCATTTGGTTTAACTGCTTTAAGTTTAGGAAGTTTAATTTCTTTTGCTACTGGCCGTTGTGGTTGTGGTACAGGTTGTTCTAAATTCAATAAGTGTTTAATCATTTCGATATTAGGATGATTGCCTGGAAATGCAATTGCCATACTTGCTAATATCAATACCATATCATTTACTGATTGCATCTTTGTCCAATCTACCATATAAATACTATTCGGGTCAATCTTT